TAACTTAGTTTCTTCTCACCAAGAACTACTGATGCAATATGATCTAGTTTGTATGTTTCTTGTGGACCATAAGAGTAACCGAACTTTTTAAACAAGTCTAGATAATCCATTTGAGCAATGCCCTGAATTTCATATGCCATTTGTTTACGTTGCATTGTCGTGATATCACGACGATCGATTAATCCCCATGGAGATAATCTACGAACAAACTCTTCGCCGTGGATTTTAATAATACGATTCACGATATATGGAATATCGAAGAAACGTGAATTCCATCCGGTTATTACATCTGGACAATGCGAAGGTAAAGACCAATGCGCAATAAAGTCAAGTAGGAGTTCTGATTCGCTCATGCAGTGTTTGTATACAACACGATTTTCTTGCATGATACTATTTTCTACGTCATAGCCTTTAAGACCCCAGACGTAAAATGTATTATCGATATTGTTTTTCATACAGATCGCAGTGATTTCATGAGCTGCTTGTTCAGGCTCAGGAAAACCAGCATCGGATTGTACTTCGATATCGATAGTTGTTACATTAATTTGGTTTCTATCAAAAGCGATTTCACCTGGAAATTCGTCGTTGATAAAAGCAGGAATATGTTTGTTATTGCCGTAGATGTGTCTACCGACAACTTGAGAATTTACCTGTAACCATTCTTTCGCGTCGCGCATAGAATCAAAATTGATTGGAGATACATTAGCTCCATCGAGTGATTTCCAGTTAGAAGGTTTTGCCGTACTTACAAAATAAGTAGGTTGGTATTTAATTTTTGTTTGTATTTTTTTACCGTTTTTATAACCACGATATAGCAATGAATTGCCATAACGAGAAACGTTAGTGTAAAATTTTGTATTCATAGTATAACCATTTCAATTTTATATGTACATATTATATCATATTTTAAACACGTTGTACATCATATGTACACATTATTTCATAATTTAAACACGTTGTGCACTTTTATGTAGGAAAATTGGGAGAGAGTGATCTCTCCCGCTCCGATTCCTTTAGAATGAATTCAGCTGCAAATAAATTATAACGGGTGAAATTGCTAAAATTCCACACATTAAAAATATCAGTTCGAATCCAGTCCTAATGCCATCTTTGTGTTTACGTATGTAACCCATGATTTGACTCCAGTAAATTGATTATTACAATCCACTGAGTTTTCGCTGCTCACCGGAATCTATTCTTGAATAAATTCCTTCTTCTTTGATGCCCCAGCAGACCCGATTTCGATCTTTCTAGGACGCCTCTCTTCTGGAACTTCAACCCTGGCATTCACCACAAGTATCCCATTCACAAGTTCGGCCCCGTCTATTACGACAAATTCAGAGAGTCGAAAGGACTTCTCAAATTTGCGGGATGAAATCCCTTTGTGTGCGTATTCACGATCATCATCTTCAGAATTTTGACCTTTAATTAATAGAATACCATCCTTTACTTCTACAGAAATGTCTTCTTCCGAAAATCCTGCAACAGCAAGTTCGATATTGAAGTTATCGTTATCGATCTTTACAACGTTATGTGGGGGATAGTTGTCTTGAGATCTTCCAGCTGAGTGGATTCTTTCAAGTTCATTTAATATTGGATCAAATCCAATGAATAGTGAACGCGGTACGTTCATAGTATTTCTTACCATTTTGTTTCTCCTATTTAAAGCAAGATTAATATGTGGACCCGACCAATTCGGCATCCACATTTATTTATACAACTCTCGTTGCTAGTTTAAACATTTTTTGCAAACTTTATTTAGTCTGCCGGACTTCATAAACTTATGAAATGTAGTCCATGCTTTTTTAAGTTTTTTCTCCATTATTACTATTTCCTATATTGTATTTAGGACATAGTTGCCATTCTGTTTTTTCCTTAAATGGAATTACTTTAATCTGTCTTAACGGTGCAATATCTTTAGCTTGATCGGCGGTAACAAAAGTTACGAGTCCCCAATCTGCCAGCAATGTAGCAATTGTATTTCTACGCTGGATATCGTTCAACATTAGATTAGAAGGTTTCCCATCTAATAAGAATAACTCTTTAAAGTGCACAATAAAGTATCTACCTTGCTTGTGCAATATATGACATGATTGGTATAGCTTTTGATCTTTTCTAGACGCCACACCAATTCTAGTTAATGTTTCTCTTATTTTGAGAAAGTCATCTGGTTCGTTGAGAGTAATCTCCAACATAGAAGCTGGAGTCCACTGGACTTCAATATTATTTTCGTTTTCCACCTTTATACATCCTTAATTTCAATTCGTTAATTTGTTCGCCATTTAACAATGACAATACAGATTTAGCTTTTTCATTACTATATCCATAATATTCTTTTATAAGTTCCAAGTTCTCTATGTTGATAGGCTTTGCCCATTTAGAGAATCTTTTCTTCTTCTTAATTATATTTATAAAAAAATCAAATTGAAGACGATGATCTATATGGTGGTTCACATTCATTTCATTTGCGAAAAGAATTGTGTCGGGAAAATATGAAAGTCCTCGATTAACCATAAACGATGCGTATGCTTTTTCAGCCACATCATCAACCATTATATCCTTTTTAGTTGTGTTAATTGCGTTTAGATAATCGAAGGGGCTCATTTGAATGAAACCCCAGCCATTACCTCAGTAAGACAAGCAACTGTATTAAGTTCGTGATCTGCAACAAACGAATTCTTATATTGATAGTCCGCTAGAATAAGTACCAGTTGTGGTATACTCTGAGGATCAATATAGTCATTCATGTTATCGTATATTTTACGATAAATTGCTGCAGGTTCAGAATCAATATTGTTACTTACCCACTGACGCATACCTTTAAAGTTCTTCTGCTTCAAGTGGATCATAAGATCATTGAGAGATACTTCCGATAAAGATACTAAAATGCCTGTGTCAATAGTACCACTACTTCCATAACGCTGAAGTTCATTAAGAACTTTACGCCAATCAGGCATATGTTTCATTATTAATTCAGCAACAACTTTCTCATCATAATCAATACCTTCATCTTTTAGGATGTTAGTACATCTTTTGAGAAATTGCCCACAAAGTGGAGCTGCTTGTTTTTTAGAAACATTAAACTCAATTGTAGTACAACGAGAATGCAATGGTTCAATGATTCGATTCTTGAAATTGCATGTCAATATAAATCGACAATTATTCGAGAACTCTTCAATAAAACCACGCAATGCGGGTTGCGTTGATTGAGCATTAAGATAATCTGCTTCATCTAGTATGACTACTTTATAGCCACCTTGTAGTGAAACAGTAGATGCAAATTGCTTAATCTTATTTCTAAGAGTGTCAATGCCAGATTCTTCGGATCCATTGATCAAAAGATAATCTAAGTCAAGTTCGTTGCACAAAGCTTTCGCGACAGTTGTTTTACCTAAGCCGGCTGTTCCGGTAAGAAGCATATTGTGTAGGTCACCTCCTCTAACAATATCTTCAAAAGTTTTCTTGATTGATTTCGGTAAAATGCAGTCTTGAATTTTTTGTGGACGATATTTTTCAACCCAAAGGAATTCTGACATTAAAGTACCTCCCAACCAAGAACTGTTTCTACGCGAAATGATCGCCATGCATCTTTATCAAGAGACCAAACGGCCAAGTGATCAGAATCAGGGCTAACATTTTCAATAACAGCTTTAACGCCATTAGCTTTTAGAACAATCGGATTGAGAGTTGACGGCATGACTCGGATTTCATCTGAGTCAATCTTTTGAAAAGTCACTGTTACAGTGCCTTTTTTTAGTGCTTCAATTAAGCGTGATGTTTCATTGCGATCCATAATATATCCTTCATAATAAAATTAATAAAAATGCGGAGGAGCGACCTCCGCGTTAAGCTAAACAGATTAAGCTTATTCAGCTTCAACCGTTTCTGGAAGATCTGCGCCTTCAGGTACGAAACCTTCTGGTGCTTCCTGGCCTTTTTCCGCAGACGCAGCATTTAGAAATGCTACTGTTCTGTTTCTCAAGCCGCCGATGGCTTCCATTTCTTGGCCTTCAAAACCGCCTCTTTTAGAACAGATGTCGATAATCTGTACGAAAGTTGCGATGTCTTGTAGGGACAAGTTTGGAGCTTGTTGCTCCTGTGCACCTTCTGGTGCGTTCATTTCTTCAGTCATTTGTTTCTCCTTTGCAAAGTAGACTAATTATGAGAGACCCGGCCAATCCGGCATCTTCTCGTATTATCCTCATATTATAATGAGAATTTTTTCTGTGCATAGTTATTTATACACCGAAACTTGATGATTTCTCTAAAGCTATAAAATAATCTAAAGGATTATCCGCGTTTCTCCAATTGGAGATTAGCCTAGATGAAATCGATACCTTGTAATCACCTTGTAGCATTTTCAAATTAGAAATACTAAAGACATAGTTGAATGTGTTACTATTCGCGATGCCTAGGTTAATATCAAAAGTATTTGCTGTAGCATCTTTCTCGTTAAAGACCGACGCTGTAACGTCTTCTCCCGTACAAGTAAATGCTAATTCTGAATGTCCAAGAACTGCAGCAGCTTTTCTGATCTTATCTAATATTTCAGATGAGAGATCTAGAACTACTTCACATTCTGGCATATTGATATCTTTACTCGGTTGA